TCTGTGTGCTATGTCAAAAATGACCATGGTAAATGAATTAACTGGAAGAGAAATGGGTGTGAGAATGGTAGTTCATGCTAGACAAAATCCTATAGACAAAAAAGTTGCAGATGAATTGTCAGACACAATGTGTCGATACCCAAACATCCCAATGGGTGATAGATCTCCGTTTATGTTCCAAAAATTAGTAGACTTTGCTGATACATCTCAGATGAAAGCATTAGAATTGCTTAGAAAAATACACGCTCAATCTAAATTGTTGACAAAAGTTTCTGATGTCAGCCGACAATTAGAAAGTTGTGCATCAGCAGATGCAGGATTTCCTTTTGCTATCAATGACAAAGGTCATGGTTCGTTAATAATCAAACAACCTGAATTGCACAATGTATCCACTGCATTGCAAGCTGGAGATCCAGGGCCTGCCTTAAAACTACTTAAAGAGCATGTAAAATCACATATGTTAAGTGACAATAAATTGAACAAATCAGAATACATGAGTTTGATCGGGATGTTGGCACACGATAGTGATACACCTACAGGTGCAATAAAGCAACAACTCAAAGACTTGTCGAAACTATGTTCTCAAAAATTGGAATCACAATTGAAAATTGAATTGGTATCAAACAAACAGATTTGGGCAATGACAGATGTATTCACCAAATTGTCGGAGCGATTGTCTTTAATGTCAGAATCAGAACGACGAATCCATCTTTTAGCGAGAAGCAAAACATCTTTGAAAACATTTGCTGGACAAGACATCAACTATCCATTTTATGATGAAGGAGTGACTTGGGTAGAAAAACAATGGTCACACATGTCTTCTGAATTGAATTGCATCCAAGCATCAACTTTCGAACAAACTGCAGCTGAAGCATTAACATTTTGTGAAAAACCTTGGATTCAGTCACATTTTGCTGAACATTGTAAACAAGTTGGAATTCAAGATTTAACCAAAAAATTGAGAAATGACGTAAAAACAGCACTCATTAAACGATCAGGATTTTTGTACGCATGTCATTGTGCAGAAATTGCACAGGCTGCTGAAGCATTAGTTGGTGGTAAAATGGGCCCAGCAAATGTGGCTTGGACAAAACTGAATATAAGTAGTGCAACCATGTTAATGAGTGTTTGTAATCGACAGAATATAAAACAGACTGGCATAAGTGTAATGTTATTTGGCCCAGCTTCATGGGTGACTGAATCTCACATAGCTGGACCGAAACAAAGTCGTCGTGGACGCAATTCCTGGTCTTTAAGTGCATGTAAAACATATAGTTTCAGTCATTGTTTTTGGTTAGATGCTAGATCGATTAGACAATGCAAAGCAGCTCCAGCTTATATAATGGACAATGTTCTAAGTGAAATACAATTGAACAATGCAACTAAATTGGGATCTACAGGTGAAATTTCATTGGATGATACTCATGCTGAATTTGAAAATATAATGACTGTCCACTCTTCTGTTTGGTTGACGTACATACTCGCCAATGACAAGAACCTTAGTGAATTTGTCCAAAATCAACGCTATTCATTATTGACAATGTTGGGAATGACATGGCACGTCAATACAGTCGCAGAAAAAATGTCCTTCAGTCCAAAAAACAGCATGAATCACGCCATTTTGGAACGAGCTGCCAATTCATTTAAGACAAGTTTTGGTGAACAATGGAGAAATCAATTGACTTCAATAGGTGCAGGTTCTACGAGGTTATTGGACTTGCTGCGTCAAGCTTCTATAACTCAAGAAGACATTGACAATTTCGATGAAACACTTGATGAAGACACAACTTGGTGCACTCCTAGGTTATTTGGTCCTGGCAATCATCATAATGCTTCATCAGCACTACGTGAATTGTTTCAAGCATATCAATATGACCGAGACATTGCACAATATGACACAGAAATGATAAAAGTAGCAAACAAAATATCAGAAGGCGCAGAAAAAGTTATTGAAAATCAACAAAATGATACAATGTGCGACAGCAAACCATGGCATTTATATAGCACTAGGGGATATACAAAAACACAATGGGATAGGAGCAGAGGGGCGAGGATTCGAACATTGTCAACTGGTGAAACAGCAATATCTGACATTACTGACACATCAGATGACCCATATACTTTCAAATCATTTGATTTACAAGACGAAATCCAATTAGCTTTCATGTTGCAGCAAGGATCATTGCCATTACCAGGATTTTCACGTAAATGGGCTACTGTTGGAGCAAGATTGATGAAGGAAAGTCATCCTGAAGGACCTGATGTAACAGCCAACTGGTATAAAAATGCTGATTTGTCTTTGGGACCTTCGAGTCGATCCAATACATCCAGTGGTATCATCAAAATCATAAATTCAGTTGATACAAAAGAATGCAAAAAATTATCAGCTCAAATAGCAGCTGCGCACGCGCACAAATCAGGGCATTACACTGACCAAGATGACTTACTAGACATATTAGAATTGCGCGGATTCAATCGTCAAGATGTGACACCAATTGTAGAAGCTCTTTTAGCAGAAAGCGATACAAAATTCAATGCACAACATGAATACGATCAAGTATCAGAAATGTTTGGTGACATGATTAATGATCCAACATGCAACACATTGACATCACACAACTGTGATACAGTTGACAATCAAGTAAAATCCATCAAAGCAGCTCACATGATCATTTGTGAAAAACAGAAACACATAAAACAAATCGGTCACAAAAGAAAAGTAGCATTAGAAAATTTAGCTAAAATAGCATTCGAAAGTTGTTTAGATCACATTAACACAAAAGTTCCTCGATCAGACTTGAACACATTATTGGATGCTGCATTAACAGATTGTGATGAAGCTGGTCATTTAGGCGTCGGTGTTGCAAAAGAATATGAGTCATTAGCTCAGACTGTCAAACAGCTTGGTGATGATTTGAATGATTCTTGGTGGGAGAATTTCCGATATGTCACTAGATGTTTAGCATCGTGGAATGGTTTCGCTGACACTATTGGAGATTTAAATCAAGTTGATGTGCGTTGCATGAAACACACAGATATCAACAGATTAATGACCGGATCTCCAGAATATCCTATGACATTCATTGCAGCATTGCTTCAAGACTGGGGCGAAGGAGATCTTGCAGCAGAATTCCTGAAATGGGGTATCTGCTCAGAACAAAATCCCATTCGAACATTAAAAGCAAGAATGTCTCATTTGGATCAAGCAACAGCGATTGCAATCACACCCAATTCTTCAATTTTCCAAGAATTGATGAATTTGGTATCAATCATTGACTTCGTCAAACAACGTAAAGCAAGAATGTTTGACAATCATCATATTTTCACGATCATACCTTACAGATCACTTAAATCCCTCATAGCTCGAGCCAAATTGTCAACAGGTGCTATGATGAATAAATTGCCACGATCCAATAGACAAAAAAATGCCATCACCATTGCTAACGATCTCTTGATGGCATCCATGACTGGATTAGCGGGATCCAGTTCACAATTGCAACGAAGCATGTTAGCTGTTTATAGCCTACAAATTTATTATTTTGCACGAGCTGGAAAACAACAACCAGGAGGTACAAGAGAAATCCCTGTCAAAGATCAAATCACAAATGAAGCGACTGTTTTGGCTGAAGAAGTTGATGGAGCAATTACAATGATGTTTAAAGAAGATGCCATCATGCACCCGAAGAGCAAAAAAACAACTACAAGAAGAACTAGCCATGCACTCTAATTCCGCTTTAACAAGCATTTCGAAGCTTCCATCTAAAATAGACTGCCTTAATGACATTTTGGATAAAGAAGGTAATAAACTCACAAATGTCTATAATAGTTATATAGAAACATTGCAGAAAGTTACAGGAGGAAATGGACTATATGATCATTCAGCTTGGGGACCTGGTCATTGCACATCATCCTTCACAGCTGCACAAGCACCATTCAATAGTCACTTAGGAGATGGAATGACAATTGCAAAGCGAATCATCGATGAAGGTTTAGCTCAAAAGAATGATGAATTGCCTGTACAATCATGGAAATTGTTTTTGCGAGACGATTTCAATATCAAATTACTTCCAAAACATGCTCAACGAGGGGCAAAATTATTTCTAGAACAAGGTTTAATCTCCATACCACGACCTTATGACATGGGACAAGGAATGCGACACAAAGGTTCCAATTTATTTGGGTTGGCTTGTGGATATAGTCGAAGATGGGTCATGACGTCGATGTTGAACAAAATCGGTGTGAATCTAATCATGATGGATCAACAAGGATCAGATGATCGAGGATGTGGG